ATGGATATCACTCAAGAGCACCCAGAGTACCTAGCAGCGCAGACCCACTTGTCCAAGTATTGGGATCTGTATGTGGGAGGAGATCACTTACGGAGCCGCGCGCATTTATATCTCGATCAACGGCAAAAAGAGCCGCTCGATTTGTATTCTGAGCGGCTGGCGAGAGTGTTTTACGAAAACTACATCGGGTCCATCATCGACTGGTACGCTGCGACGCTGTTCAGGAGGGAGCCTCGGGTAAGTTTCGTTACCCCGAGCCCGGAGCAGGACTTTTACGGCGTCTTCGTAGAGGATTGCGACAGGCGCGGCTCGAGCCTCACAGCGTTCCTGCGCCGACAGTTTGTTCAGGCCATGGTGTATGGCCGCAGCTACACACTTCTCGACTTACCCAGAGCATCGGATCGAGTTACGTCAAAGGGAGAAGAAGACAGAGAGGGGCTGTCGCGCGCCTATCTGGTGGATTACTCTCCGCGAGACGTCATCAATTGGAGTCGTGACAGTTACGGCGGTTATGAGTGGGTTGTGGTGCGACAACAGCAGGCGTCTCGCGCGGCCGTTCCTGGTGATCCACCGAGTAACATGACCGAGTGGCTGTATTTCGACAAGACTTCATTCCAGATCTTCCGGCAGTACGAAAAAGGTCAGAAACCGCTTCTGGTAGCCGAAGGGCCTCACAGCCTTTCGCACCGCAACACGGTGCCTTTGTTTGAGCTTCAGCTCTCAGAGGGTTTGTGGCTGATGCAAAAGGCAGCCCTTCTGCAGGTAGAACACTTTAACAAGTCGAATGCACTAGGGTGGGCGCTTTCGATGGGGCTCTTCGCAATGCCGGTGATTTACTCGGAGCGAGAGTGGAAGAACATTCTGGGCGACTCCTATTACATGCAACTTAGCCCAGGCGATCGCTTCGGGTGGACGGAACCCGAAGGTCGCGTTTACCAGATTGCCAGTGAGAATCTGAACCGGCTGAAAGAGGAGATCTACCGAGTCTGCTACTTGCTCAGTCAGGGCCGACCGCTTAGCTCCAGTGACCGAAGCCAATCGGGGATCAGCAGACAACGTGAGTTCTTTGTGACGCAATCGATTCTAAGGGCGTACGGCGACACAGTAAAGGACTTCGCGAAATCGATATTGCGCGGTGTTGCAGCATCGAGGAACGAGCCCTCTTCGCTCAGCGTGGAAGGACTAGATGACTTCGATATCGGTGATTTCTCGACGGACATCAGCGACGCGGAAAGGCTGTTACAACTGCAGATCCCGTCGGCAACATTGAAGGCTCAAATATACAAGCGGCTGGCGACGCAGTACCTATGCGACCTGCCGCAGGAAGTGAAGAACCGGATCAATACAGAGATCGACTTGGCAGTAGCAGCGAACCACGAGGTACCAGCACATGAATGATTCAACAACGTCACAGACGACCGAATTGCGGACACTGATCCGCGATATTTTGCAGGAGTATTCGCACGTCGAGAAGGAAATCCAGGAGCCGGCTTACAAGGCTGAACTCGTGGACGAACGGCGACGGCGGGAACAACTGGAGCGGAGACTAACCGAGTTGGAAGGCGAAAGCCAGCGCAACCGCAAACTGGCGGAGCAGGCGCAGCTGAGTTCGGCAGTCCGAGCGGAACTGCAGAAACACGGAGTGGCAAAGGTCGACCTGGCGTTTCGTGCCATCAAAGACGACATCCTGACCACTGAAGAGGGCGAGATTGCCGGGCTGCAGGGAAAGAATCTTGTTCCCCTATCGGAGTACATTACGCAGTTTGTTCAGAGTAATCCGGAACTGCTACCTGCTCGTATTTCCGGCGGAGCGGGCACGTCCTCGCCTGCAAGATCTGTGCTGCCGCAGGCAGGCAGCCCCGTCGAACTGGATCGCATTCGTCCCGGCATGGATGCGCGCGACTTGGATCGTATTCGGGAAGAAGTGGCCAAGGTGGCGCTGCAAGCGCTGTCAGGCCGTTAGTCACCAGAGGGCAACAGGAGCGCCGGACGATGCAACGTTTTGTTGATCTGATCTGGCGCGTACCTTCGCGGCGGTCGAGGCAATCAGCCAAACGGCGGGATTCGGCACGCCAGCGCTGCGCCAATTATATTGGCGTACTTTCATAGGAGAAATACACAAATGGGCATTATTACATCTTCGAATGTGGCCAATGCAATCGTGAAACTGGTTGCCGTTGACGCCTTGCCGGCGCTGATGGGGAACCTGGTGATGGGCAATCTGGTCAATCGAGATTTCGAGCCGGTGCTTGCACAGGCTGGAGATACAGTGAACGTTCCGATCCCCCCGGTGTTGACGGCAAACAACCTGGCGGAGGGCGGCACTGTGGTGACGCAGAATCCGAATCTTGGCAACGCGCAGATTGTGCTGAACACGCACGCTGAGGCGACGTTCCAGATTCCGGATGTTACGAAGGTTCTTGCGGTGCCGGAGTTGCTGCGACTTTACATGCAGCCTGCAGTGGTGGCGCTGGCCGAGCGGATCGAGACGGACTTGTTGGGACTGTACTCGCAGTTTACGTCAAACGCACCGGTGGGAACGCCTGGGTCGTCGATCACGGAAGCGACGATTGATGCCGCTGAAACAGCACTCTTTCAGGCGCGCGTTCCGGCGAGCCAGTCGAAGTACATGGTTGTGGATGCGAACACGTACTCTCAGATGCGCCAGATTCCTCGCTTCAGCGAGTTTCACAGCGCCGGAGAGGCAGGACTGAGAGCGTTGATTGACGGCGCCGTCGGCCGCATCAAAGACTTCTATGTTTTCCGTTCTCAGTTCGTCTCGCGGACGGGCAGCGCGCCTGTGACCACCAACAATATGGCGTTCGCCAAGGATGCCATCGGTTTGGTTATTCGCCGACTCCCTCAGCCCCTTCCGGGAACAGGAGCCGTAGCGGAATATGCCGAGTTCGGCAACTTCGGCGTGCGCGTGATCATGACCTACCAGCCGAACACTCTGGCTCAGCAGTTCACTGTTGACGTCCTGTACGGCTGCGCCGTTCTCCGGAACGGATTCGGCCTGCAAGTGAAGAGCTAGAACGAACAGGGGGGCTGCCAAAGCCCCCCTAGTTTCACTAAGGGGGAACTATGGACCTGAAATACTTCTACCAGCGCCTTCGCACCGTCTCGTCAGAGATCGAAGGAGACTACGTCGTCATCGTAAGTGCGGCAACTCCCGATGGCGGCAAGGCCGGCGTGTACACCGAGGTGACACGTGAGATTGGGGCAAGGGCTGTGGTTGAGGGCCGGGCACGGCTGGCAACGAAACAAGAAGAAGAAGAATTTCGCGCGAGGGTAAAAGCTCAAGTGGAGACCGCCGCTGCTGAGGCCGCTGATGCGCAGGCCGCGATGTACGGTGTTCGACACAACCGGTTGAGCAAGTAGAGAGATTACATCTCACAGGATGGAGTGCAAGACATGGCCTTATGGGTGGACTGCCAAAACCTAACAGCGAGCGACCTACTCCAGTACGATGGGCAACTGTCGAGTGTAGTGTCGAGCGAGGGAATTGATGTTGATAGCAAGTCGCTAGTTGCGCACGAACAGATATCGAGCATTGTGGCGTCGCGATTCCTGTTTCCGGGCGGAGGAAGCGCCAGTCAGCTAGCGGAACGGATCGTTGTGACAGCGCCGCTTCGCCGCTGGCATGCGCTCTTGACACTCGAGGCTATCTACCGGGAAGCGTATTTCCGGCATTTATCCGAACGGCACAAGCTACGTGCAGAATACCTGTCGGCCCAGGCCAAGCAAGCGATGGACGCAGTGTTCGAATCGGGACTAGGTTTGTGCGGATCTCCCATCCGTCGAGCGCCGCAGATTGAATTGAGTTTGACTGCGGGCAACATTCCGCCGGGCGTCTGGCACGTTTCGGTCACCTTTGCGAAAAACGGATCAGAAGGAGAGGGAAGCGAGGTCTCTTCGGTCATTGTGACAGAGCCGAGTAGCATCTGCGTTCAAGTGGGTGCCGCGGCAGCAGACTCGCTTATGCACGTGTACGCCGGAGCATCGCCCGAGAGGCTTTACCGGCAAACGACCGCCCCGGTCGCAGCCGGCAGCGCATTCCTTCTTCCGGCGATTCACATTGATGGGCCAACGTTGGGGTGGGGACAAGCGCCGGATCGAATACTCCGTACCGATCGACGGATACTGCGAGGTTAACAATGCTGATTCATAGTCGGGCAGTGAATGCACTACTCAACCTTCTACAGGGCGATGCAGGACTCGGTTCCGCGGCACAGAGGACAGGAATTCCACTCGACGCACCGCAAGCGGTTGTGAACCCGCAGGTGATGGCCCAAGTCCCGGCAGAACTCAGTGAAGATGCGAGTGTTGCGTATCCCGTCATTCACGTCTATTGCGAGCGAGTGACCAATCATCTCACTGAGAAGTTCTCCACGTTCTCCGGATTGGTAGACATCGTGATCGAGCTTCGGGTATCGGATGACAATCCGGAGAAGATTGGGCAGATTACGGCCAGGGAGATGGAGTCTGTGCTGAGGCTCCTTCATATTAATCGGGGGCAATGGGCAGACGGGGTGTACTTCAGCGGGAAGTACGAAGTTCAGTTTTCTCCAGTGCGGCGAGGTGGGACAAGCCTATTACAGGTGTCCCGAGTAAAACTACCGGTTCACGTTAGATTGCAGTGAGGACTAACCAGGATGAGTTACACACCAACTTATGACAATCGGCATTACGTTGTCCCTGAGACGCAGTTCGCGAATGCCGGAGTGCTAAGCGACTCACAGCGAATCCCATTGGTTTCGATGGAGTTGAAGCACAGCTATCAAATACCCAAGCGGAAGGACAAGACCGGTAGCAGGACTTACTCCGGCCACGCGCCGGCACTTCGCGAGACGGCACGATTTCTGCTGAAGAGCTATCTTTACGAGAATCCAGGATTTCCGGATGCGCCAGCTTGCGCGCCGTTGCTGGAAGCGGCGTTGGGTGGAGACACGCGGGTGTTCTCCGGTGGAGTAGTTGAGTCGGCTCTTACTCCGGTGCAGATTCGATTTCAGGAACCGCATAACCTGACGGTTGGTCAGGGCTTGACGTTTGGCGGTGAAATGAGGTTCGTATCGGAGGTGGAGAACGCACATTCTGTGCTGATCAACGCGCCATTCTCGATCCTTCTAACGAGCGGAGCCGAAGTTGGGCCAACAATGACCTTCACGCTGGGTTCACAAGTACGGAGCCTGAGCCTGTTCGATTACTGGGGCGGAACAGGTGTTCACCGGGTGGCATGCGGCGTGGTAGTGGATAGCATGAAGATCGGGATCAACGGCGACTTCCACGAGTTAGAGTTTCAAGGTCCCGCGGCAAGAGTGCTGGACAGCGCATCGTTCACGCCAGGTGAGGCAGGGCTGGTGACATTTCCCGACGAGCCCGTAGCGGATGCGATTCGCCTGACACCGGTTCCGGGACACCTCGGGCAAGTGTGGTTGGGGGGCGGTCCGGTTCACACCCTGACCGAGGGCACGCTTCGTCTGACGAACAATGTGGTGATGCGTAACCGCGAGTTCGGGAGTTCTACCGCACGACTCGCTGTTGCTGGGGAGCGCGTTGTGGACCTTCGATTCTCCGTATTGCAGGAAGATGTGGAAGGCTCAGGGCAGTTGTATGCCGCGGCCAAGAAGAGAACACCGATCCCGGTGATGATTCAACTTGGCCAGCAAGCATCGCAGTTGATGGGAGTTTATCTGAAGAGCGTTACGCCTCAGATGCCCTCCTATGATGAATCGGATTCGAGGTTGCAGTTCGCTTTCGAGAACTGTCTGGCAGACGGGCTAGCCGATGATGAGCTGTTCATCTCGATCGGATAACAAAAGTGGAACACCAAACCTCTTTCGAATTCTCGCCGACCAGTTGCGCCGGCGTTACATGCCGCATCCGAAAGATCACGTTTCAGCGGCGGCTGTCGCTATTGAGGGAACTGCGCGAGCTAGCGCGGAGATATGAGTTCACCGCTGCTGGAGAGACGGTCCAAGACAAGTACGATGCCGCTGTAATTCAGCAGGAAATCAACAAGCACTATTGGGATCACTTCGTGCTCGCTGTGGAAGGACTTTCGATCGACGGCGTGAAGGCGAGTCCGGAAACGCTCTGGTCGGACGGGCCGGACAACCTCGTCCAGGAGATTCTCAAGGTGGTTACTTCGCAAGCTTTTCTGTCGGCCGATGAAGCAAAAAACTGATCGTCGCCTTCCATTTTTCGTTTTCTGATCCGGCCGCGTGGAAGTGCGACACCTGCAGAAAGGCCGGTCTGGACAGACGCAGGAATTGTGCTTATGGGAGCACATATCATCCGGGGAACTCGAAGCCGGTGTGGGCGCGGAAAGATATCCACACAGTGACCTGTCCAAAGTGCATCGTCACACCTGAGAGTAAGCAGACGGTGGAGCTTTTTTCGGTCCTGAAGCACCTTAGGGTTCCGGTGGATCCGGAGCGCCATGGCGCGAAAGAGATCGATGGTCTGGTGATTCTAGAGACGGAGTATCAAAAGGAGCTGAATCATGGCGCTCGGTGACTTGCTTTCAACATTGGAGCGGGCGTTAAGTCTGTTGACGTCGAACTTAGGTTCTCTACATCAATCTGCGTCCATCCCCCCGCTTGTCTACACGCTGAGTGCGCTGGCCGACGGGGAAGCATCAAAGGGATCGGTTCTGCCCACGGGTGGCTGGAGCCAGGTCGCGATGAGGGCCAGTGAGGCCCTTACGCCATTTACGGGCGGAGGCTCAGCGGTCTCACCCGCTGCGCTGATGTCATTCACGCCGCTGGGAATACTCGGCAGCCTCTTTTCAAATTCCGAGCCTGCAGTGATCCCGCAAAGCCACCGACGCGAGAATATCGCAGGACTGATTGCGGAACCCCGATCGATTGGGATCGATGAACAAGCAAGTTTCGGCTACGCAATCGACCGGAGTTCGACTGGTGCGCCGCGGATGGTGAGCGAGTCGCAAACCCGTGTGCCAACGCAGATCACGGTGAACGTGCAGACCATCGACAGCCGGTCGTTCCTGGATCATAGCGAAGACATCGCGCAAGCCCTGCGAAGGTCTCTACTCTCTGACAATCCGCTACGAGAGGTTCTTTAAGGAGTTGCTTAACCATGCCTAATCTACCCTCGCTACAAACGGGAAGCACGGTACAGTATCCGTTCGTCACGAGTCTGAAGTACTCGACCGAGATCATTCGTTTCGTCGATGGGAGCGAGCAGCGGTTCAGCCAGTCGGGGAACGTCCACCGAGCATGGAATGTGGAGTTCAGGGACCTGACTCCGAGTGAGACAGAAGCGATCGCAGCCTTCGTAGAGGACAGCACCAGTACCAATCAGGAATTCGCCTTTCACGATCCGGTGACCGGCGAGGTACATAGCCACTGCCGGCTGGCAGCGGAACGTGTGCCGGTGCAGCATGCGGGGGAGAAGCGCTCCAATCTCTGGCTGACTATCAAGGAGGTTGGGTGAGATGCTTTTCTTTCCTAGTCTTGCCAGTAACGCCATCGTTCAACTTCCCAGTAGCTATGAGACATCGGCACGAATTGCCGAAGCAAGATCTATTTCAGATTACTCCTACTGGTATGTGGATCAGACACAACGCTATAAGATCTGGCGTTTGCGGTATCAGTATCTGACCAACGAGGAAAGACAAACACTCAGTGATTTCTATCGGTCTACTGGAGGGTGCCTTCAGACCTTTGTGTTTGTCAGTCCATTCGAGAATCTGCTCTCCCATAGTGATCCCTCACCCGAGTACTGGTCTATAGACGCTCAATTGTCCGTTCAGTACGGGCAGGCGGACCCGAGGGGGGGACTGCGAGCAGTGCTGGTGTCGAATCCTTCTTTGCTGGCTGGAAGGATGCGCCGCAGCGTAATGGCGCCGGCCTGGTTTCGATACACGACATCGATCTACACGAGGGGCAGCAACGCCGCGAACGTCAATCTTTATGCGACCGGCGGAGTTCAATCCACCAGCATCAGTGCGACTACCCGCAGCGATTGGGCAAGATGCTCATTCACATTTTCAAACCTATCTCCAGCGAGTTTACTGGAGACGGGAATTGATATCCCACCATTGACGGAGCTGTATCTGTACGGTGCTCAATTAGAGGCTTCAGCAGTTGCGACAGATTACAAGCCAACGGAGTCGCGATGCGGAATTTATGAGAAGTGCCGATTTGTTCGGGACACTCTGGAGTGGCAAACCGACGCACCCAACTGTCATTCCACAGACGTTGAAATCATGACGCGGATATGATCCTATGACATCACTCTACACGCATAAAGAAGAGGAGGTGCTGCAGACACCGCTACTCCTTTTCGATTTGACCCAGAAGGACGGCACGGCTTACCACTGGAGTACTCACGATATCGCCGCCGGCGGAGTTCATTACGAGCCACGCGTGATCAGTCACGGAGCGTTTCACTTGCATCTGGATACTGATACAGCGTATCCATCCAGCGCGACGCTGAGTCTCGTAATCGGGAACGCGGACGGGTACCTCAATTCACGCCTTGACCCACAGTTGTGGAGAGGAACCGTTATTAGCGCGCGATTTCTCTTCTATGATCTGAGTGCCTCGTCAGCTGGCGAGGATTCGAAGGTGCTATTCATTGGTTCCTGCCACAGTGTCGACGAGGTCACGGATACTACTGTGAAGCTCTCGTTTCATAGTAAGCTTGCGGTGCGGCGCGCATACGTTCCATCGACACCACTCCAAGCGCGCTGTCCATGGGAGTTCCCAGCGAACGCAGCCCAAAGAAGCCTGGCATCGAACGGGGGAGCGATGGGAGCTTACTCTCCGCTATACCGCTGCGGCTACTCAGTTGGGATGCCAGGCGGACAAGGAAATACGCTAAGCGGTGTTCCCTATTCAGCATGTGGATATACGCGCACGGACTGCCAGGCCCGCGGCATGCTCGATACCGATGGAGAAGGACATTTCACGAGGCGATTCGGAGGAGTAGATGTGACGAGCATCAACCCAGCCGGAACAAAGAGCAGTATCGGTGCAGGTGTTATCCCACTTGTTTACGGTACCGGGTGGGTCAAGGCCCCTGTGGTGAGAAGTGTAACCGAAGGCGGTCTGGTAAGACTCTATGCTGTTCTTGGCCATGGTCCTATCAATGGCGTACTGCGGGCAGCCGTGAATCAGTATGAGATTCCGAGGAAAGAACCGGGCCGCAACATGGAGTCGAGCGGCTGGTACTCGCTGATTAGCGCAGGGACACGCATCGGGGCTCTCGATGCCGATGCGAGCGATGCATTACCCGTTGGTCCATTGGGGAGCATTGCCTATCTCCGGGTATCAGTCCCCGCAGCAATGTTGCAATCGAATTCTGTTTACTATGTCGACGCGTTGGTGGAGGGGCTCCAACTCCCCAGGTATGACAGTGCCGGAGGCTTTCTGGGTGAGTCATTCACAAGCAATCCTGCGTGGGTTTACCTAGATCTTCTCCGTCGTTCGGGCTGGTCGTTGACAGACCTCGATCTCGGAAGTTTTGGTGAGACGGCAGCGAAATGCGATCAGCTCATCGACGTTCCCGCTGGGGATGGGCAATCACTAACGATCACGAAGCGCCGTTGCAATCTGGTTCTGGAAGAGCCGCGGAGTATCAACGATGTGATGCGTGGACTCTCGCTGGCCACAGGACTGTACCTTCGACATTCCCCAGACGGCAGACTGGGATTGGGGATTGAGGGATCGATGGCATCCCAACATCCGACTGTGCCGAATGGGTCGAATTGCGAGACCCAGCTTGGCGGCGGGTACCCAGCTTACGAATTCGGCGATGGGACGGACAGCACGGGTGGAATTGCCAGACGCGCGAACGGGCAGCCGTCGTTCAGGCGCTGGAGCAATCCATCGGCGGAATCGACCAACAAGGTATGGGCGGAATACATCGATGAGTTCAATTCCTTCAGGCGGAGCACGCTTTCGTTGAGTGAGGTGGACGACATCCTGGCGACTGGCCAAGAACTCGCGTACTCACTGAAGGCGCTTGGGCTATCGAATTACGCGCACGCCTTCCTGGCGGCACGGACCTTTCTTCGAAAGAGCACGCAGGGCAATGTATTCGTCGAATTCGAAACGTCAGTGAGGGCAGTCAACTTACATCCAGGTGACCTGATCACGATCACTTATCCGAGGTTCGGCCTTCAACGTACGCCGTTTCGCGTTCTAAGGCTGACAGTTGGACTGAACAGCGCACTAATCAAAGTACTGGCGCAGGTACACAGCGACGGTTGGTATGACGACAGTACTCTGACTATGCAAGCCAGTGAGATGAGTGCCCACGGTGCGAATCGTCTGCCACGGCCAATCCTGGGTACGGTGCAACGAGACGGTGGGTCAGACTTCAGCCTGGAAGAGCAGAACTTCACGGCTGGTGATGGAACATCAGGCGCAGTGTTGGTAGCAGATTTTCTTCACCCGAACAGGGAAGTCCCATCCAGTTCGCCTGCGCCGCGATTCACTTTGGAATCCACTCACGATGTAGGCGGTCTACTAATAAGTGGTCGAACCTACTACTACGGAGTGTGCGGAATCGATCTTAACGGTAGACGGAGCCCGTTGTCATCGATCGAGCGAATCGCACTGCCGATCGGTGGGGCGCTCAACGCGGTGCGATTAGTCAATCTCAGTGCGGAACCGTCAATCGTTGCGATTGGTATCTACCGCGGCGACGATCCCTTGCGGATGTATCTGATTCAGGACAACGTACCGGTTGCGTCCAGCTTCCTTGATTGGGGTTATGCTGCCCAACTGGTGCTCCCGCCAGACGAACTGTACGACCACACGAACTTCTATTGGCGCGAAGAAGTTATGGGGACCACACAAGCCAACATCAGTTCGTCAAACTCGATTGGCAATACGGCTCTGACGCTGGAGCCCGGGGGCTTAATCGGGCGTGCGTTGCGTGTGGTGAACGGAAGCGGCGTTGGTCAAGAGCGGATCATTACTGGAAACACGAGCACAGCGATCAGCGTTTCGCCTCCCTGGACGGTCTCGCCGAACGGCGGTAGCGAGTTCTGTGTTGCGGAAAGCAACTGGCATCTCGGCTGCTCGAGCACCACCAGTCCAGCTCGATTCGAGGTACCAAACCGCCAGGGCGTAACACTTCACGTTACGGGGCGATCGGCCAACTTAACGAATTTAGAAAGCCCCGCGGGGCTGGCTCCTCTTACCCGACACACATTGGCTGGAAGCGAGGGAGGGAATGTGGATGTCGCCCCTCCACCTGAGCCGTTCTTCGGTCTGGCACCGACGGGCCAAGGAACAATCTCACTCGTTGGCCTGAGTTTCGCAACACTGCAGAACACGCACACTGTTTCGAGCGCACAGCTGACTGTGTACTACTGGGACGAACTTCAGTCGCCAAGTCTCACGGTCCTGGCTGCTGCCGCTGGTTCAGGGGTAACTGCAATGGAGTTTACGGCACCTCAACTTCTGGAGGTTGGAAGCTTTGTTCAAGTAGGCCGTGAAGTGATTAAGCTTGAAGAGAGAGTTGGGGCCGGGAATGTCTTTCAGGTAAGTCGAGGAAGATTCGATACTGAAGCGGGAAGCTACGCCTCAGGGCACCAGTGTTTTCCGCTCTCAACAAGGCTGGTTGTGGTTCCGCTTCAACCGACGATGTTTGGAGCTTCGCAAGCCAGTTCCTTTTCTCATTCGACGTTTATTCCTGATGTGCGTGTTGTGGCAGCCTCGTTGTTCGTACGCAATAGCCGGGGCAATAGCCTGGTCAGTAGTCAGGCGTTCACGCAGACGACTGCTTTCGGACTAAGGACGCTTTCCGGCGGCCAATATTCGATTCAGTATTCAGGTTTCTTAGCGATTCAAAGCGACGTTGCTCCTCCGCTGATTATCGAAAGCGCTCACGCAGTTGGTGACGTTTTCGCGACGGTCAGCGAAGCGCCAACCGGCGCCCCCGTCGAGCTTGCGGTCCGGGTTGACGGAACTCTATATTGCTCGCTGACTATTCCAGCCGGAGCCACGGTTTCAAACGTTGTGAACGGCCTGCTGCTGCCCCCGTTGCAGGATGGGTCGATAGTCAGCTTGGATGTTGTCTCTGTTGGAACCGCAGTGTCGGATTCGCCAGGAAAGGACCTGACAGTAACGATTCGCCTGTGAGCATCCTATGACACAGTACAACAAGCTTCAGCCGGACCAAGACCTGCAGTGTTACTTTGAGCGTCCGTCAGCGATAGCCGCGATCAGCGGAGCCACACCGAATGGCTTCATCTTATCGGGGACGTGGCGACAGCAATTCGATTGGGCCGTCGTGGACTGGAACAGGGACAACGTCTTCGAGCATCCAGCACATCGCAATCTGCCAGACGGCGATCTCAGCGGCTTAGTGCTTACGTATGATGAGTCCCGTACGAATTGCATTCCGCTTGATTCGACGCTGTATCCGACCGTCGATTGGCCTTACCTTCGGCTGTGGGTGGATGTCGGCGGTTCTGAGCAGATCCATAAGGTGAGCCTCAAGGCGCACTCGACGCCGATCGCGGGAGGCTACGAATGTGCAAAGGCGACATTCACGCTTGCGGGAACGCTTACCGCCGGCGACTATGTGGGCCTTTCATGGTTGGACGAACAGTATAACCATGCGATTGGTGGTACGGATACGCTGGAGACGGCTGTGGCTGCACTGACGTCAGCGATCAATGCGTTCTCGCCAACGGTAACAGCCGAACAATCCGGCGCACAGATCACACTGATCTACGTTGGAGAATATCCAGATCCGGAACAGAGCAGGACAGGCGCCAATGGTAATCGACTAGGTGTGTATGGCTTCGTTTCCGGAGCACAGACCGAGCATTGGACACCCTGGTGGCAAATGCTTCAACAAGGGAATTCGCCGAGCGTGTGGAGAGTCCAATTGGATTTCGCTAATTTAAGGAACATTGCCGGCGAACTGATTTCCACAACTAACGTCCGCAAGCTTAGGTGGACTTACTCGGCGGACCTGCAACCCGCAACGTTCGAGCGTAGTGAATTCGCGGTCACCATATCGAACTGGCAGGTTACGGGAACGGGAAGGGGGTACAGGGTTGCCGGTCCAGGTTCGCTTCGATTTGAAGAGGATGCGAAAGACTTCTCTTATTCGGGTACCTGGATTGATGGATATGGAAACTTCTCAGGCGGCTCCATCCGATACACTACTCAGCCAGGTGCGGCAGTAACATGTGTGTACCACACGGCGACTTCGCACGATCTGTACTTAGGAACCCGGTACAGCCTGAATGCCCCAGAGTGCTCGGTATCGATCGACGGTGGCCCTGCGGCCACCTATAGGCTCTCAATCATTGACGACGACGTGCTTTGCAGAGTCTTCCTGGGAGTAGTGCCTGCCGGAGCGCACAGCGTTACAGTGACCCACTCAGGCACTAACGAACAGCCCCTGTATGTTGATTTCATTGAAGCGGTGAATCCGTCTGAACACCGGCCAACATTGAGTGGATCTAATGTCCTTGCGGTAGCGACGGACTGGGACACGGATCACTCCTTGGCCTTGCCGGCGGAACGAACGGCATGGAATCTGATTGCTCTCGGCTTGCGGGGAAGAGTGAACCATTACGTCGGAGCGCTCGTGTTCTACGAGATGGAGAACCACCAGAATAGTTATGCAGGTGCGACTGTTACGTTCCATGGGGGACCTGTTTTTAGTGACTTTACGCGTTTAGCTATCAATCGAGACGGTCTGCCACAATCCAGCGAGACAGTTTACACCCACCAGAACCTTATCGGAGACACCGCACAGACAATTGCCAAAGCTTTCGAGTTGCTCATTAATAATGGCTCAACGGCAATCTGGGCAGAAGCTACGAACAATGAATTGAGAATCTGGTCGCGGTCTCTGGGCACTGATGGAAACGATTTGACGGTCTCGGCGACGCCATCGTCTGGAGACTTCTACGCGACTACTGCAGGTTTCTCGGGCGGGAGTGATGGATACTGGCGTACCGACACTGCGTCCACCCGAATCAACCGCGCAGCACGAGACTGGACGAGAGGTTTCTTTGCACGACTTCAGCAAGAAGGCTTGAGTGCGACGGCAGCGTTCAGCATGGAGTTGCAGCACGGCGACTCGAGTGTTGAAGCCGGCTTGGCTCAGCGGTATCCATCCGGCGGTCCGGTTCTGTTAAACACACCTGCCATTCAAACGAACTTCTCGCCGACAAGTATCGCCTACTGGCGTGAGGTCTATCGCGAGATGGCCGCCTTGATGGTGGAAGCAGGCATGACGCCTTATTTGCAATTCGGAGAAGTGCAATGGTGGTACTTTCCCTATGACGGCTCGGGGATGCCCTTTTATGACGAGTACACGAAGAGCGAGTTCCATGCACAGCACGGATTCGCAATGCGAGTCATCCCGGATGGCAGCGTAGATCCAGCGTTGTACCCGCAGGAGGCCGCGTTCTTGCAGGGGCTTATTGGGAGTTTCACGCAGCACGTGATGACCTACGTGCGATCCTTCTATTCCAATTGCCGATTTGAAGTCTTGTATCCGACCGATGTGAATGAGGGAGCGTTTAATCGCGTCGTGAACCTTCCTAGCTACTGGAACAGCGGAATCCTTGATTGCATGAAGACTGAGAGCTTCACTTACACGTTCGCCCGCAATCTCGATAAAGCAAGGCAGTCGATCGAGTTCGCGTTCGCAACAGGATTCCCTCGTAACAAACGCAGTCATCTTGTCGGGGCGAGTGATGCGAAATCACCGTGGTTGCGAGAGGCGGATCTGGCCAGGAGCAGCGGTCTCGAGTCCGTTGTTCTCTTCGCGCTCGATCAGCTATGCCTCATCGGCTACGAACTGCCGTTCAAGGTTCAGGGAAGCCGATCGATTCGAATGACTTAG